GCGGGGCTGTTTGGTTCACGACGTTGGGGCTAACGTTAAGGACGAGATAGCCAAACCAGGTAAGATGCCCAGGGTTTACGTTAGTTACGGCCCTGGGCTGTTGTGCGCTCCAACTTTGCCAGTTATATTTAAGGAGCGTATCAACGGGTGGCATTATTTTCACATAGGCTCAATAGAGGTGTGTGTCATCGTGTACGCCAAACCAAAGTCCTCAGAGTTAGTCAAACTCTTTGAGGCCCTTATAAGCGCAAGGCAAAGCTTAAAGGATTACTTATGCGTGGCCATATATTCAGATGACAGTTGCTATAGTGGGTTAGTCAGTGGTGTACCCTTTGGGTATAACGTTGATATTTCTTCCTGTGACGCATCAAATGGTCCACCCATCTTCTTTCTGGTTGCATCTATGATGGCCAGAATAGACCCCCAGTTTGCTGGGCTTCTCATTGAGCAATGTTGCAAGCCAATGAAAGTCCAGCATCCTACAGACAAGAACTTGTCATTTACACTAGAGTTACCAACCGCTTTTGAAGGGTCTGGAACTGTGTTGACAACGTGTCTGAATCACGTCGCCTCCATATTAATTGCCTTGTCTACAGCAATTAAGTTATCGAGGGCGTTTATTTTAACCAGTAGAGATATTGAACGAGCCATCATAGAAGGAGCTGCCTTCGTTGGTCACAAAGTTACAGTAGCTACCATAGAGGAGGAGGGCGTCTTACGCCATTCCCGATTTCAATTTTTAAAGATTTCTCCTATGGTTTGTCGGCACACCACTACTGGTGAACGCCGTCTCCTACCGGTCCGCAACATTGGTAGCATTATCAAGGGCTTTGGACAGCTTGACTCTGACATGCAAGCGTCCCAGGTATCCATGGACAACGCCACATTTAATCGTCTCACTTATAATGAGAGGATGAATGTTTTTCTGAGTGCCGTTGTCAGAGGGTACAAAAACGAGCCTGCATCACCCATTTTATCCGCCTTAAGGACCCGCTTTACAGATACAAGGGGTACATTAAAAGACAAGTTTACTCTTGTCGAGAGTGACATTGATTTTTCAATGTACGAGGTGGATGAGTCGGAGATGTACGATAGGTACTCAATTGATGATTACCAAGCTACCGTTTACAACCTGG